TAAGATGTTCAACATGTTTTTACCAGCTAAAACTCTGTAAATCAAGCAATACAACCTAGAGTAGTGGGACCCCTTTTTACAAAAAGGGGGGATAGGGTCTTGTTTATTTTCTATATTTGGATTTGGTCTGGGACCCCTGGCCCGTTAGGGCCAGGGGTAGAGAGTTAATAAGCCCAATATTTTTGGGCTTGTTTTTTTATTAGGATTGCAGGACCGACAACAAAGTCTTTACGACCTGTAACATAGTTATCGTTGTCGAACGTTGCTCTCCATAATGCAGTTGCCTCTGGGTTTAAAGGTAAGCCCATTAACTTACCCTCTTCATTGATGATAAGATAGTCACCGTTAGGAAATTGAATTCCCTCAACGTAACCACCAACGAACTCTTGAGCCGCTTTTAAATCTGGCTCGTCTTTTGAGTCCTCAATGATTTTAAACTCAGATGCTTTTGTATTTATGTCTGTAGTCATATCTTGGATAATATAGGATAAGTCAAGCATTGTCAATAGGTGTGATAGTTGTTCTGGTTTGTTTACCCCAATATGGACTCTCATGAGTTTCTTTCTTTACTTCCACCGGTGTTTCAAGAGCCTCTAACCTTGGATGTAAGTTAATGAATTCTTCCCAATGTGCATATGCAAATTCATTCCAACAACCTTGACTACAAAAGTGTGACCACATATTATTTGCGTTCCAATTATTCTGCGCAATCTTTCTGGTCCTCAATACCTTAGAACCTTTGACACCTCTTATTCTATCCTGTGTGTGATGTTTATGGCATTTCGGACCATGGCACCAATTATAATCACTCATGTCTACCTCGATTGTCTGGCAACATTGCCCAAAAAGAAAACAATCCATATGCAGTTACTATTAATCCAATAGTAAAGTCAAAACGAATTGCAAGAATTGGTCCTAAGTTTAAAAGTACAAAACCAAATAACATTGTAAACAATTTCATTAGTGCCTCACTTTCCAACTTGTTGTTGCTGTTCTATAACCATGACTATCTAAGTCATAGTAAACATAATATGGCACACCTTTTTTAGATGTTCCATATCTGCTTTTTTCGTCATGCTTACCTTGTCTTGTTATGTGCTTCTTATGTTTAGAAGCCCAATAAGTTATGTAAAATGTTTTAGTCATATTTCTCTCTTTCTGTTATGTAAGGGATATTATAGGATATCCCTTACATTGTCAATAGTTAATTTAAACTATTTTGTTGCATTTGTTGTCTTGCAATCGCAATCTTCTCATCTCTGGTTAAGACTTTTTTATCTTCCAAAAGACTAGCCAGATTATCTGGACTATAGATTGATAAAGCCAAACTAGAACTTTCGTTCATCATTGTTTCGTTTAAAACAACTCCAACTTTATCTGCGAGTGCTTTTGCTTGGTCAAAATGCCTGTAAGATTTCAAACCCAATCTTAAAGTTTTCATTTTGCCCTCGACATAACTATACATACTCTCATGTTCTTTGATTACATTGTCTGCACTTTGATTATACATTTTAAAAAAGTTTAATGTATTTTCATCAACTCTGAATTGTCTTGAATGACAATAAGAACTACCGATTGTCCAAAGTTTAAAATCATTTTCCCACTTGTGGACAGGCTTTTGTATAGATTGATCTTCGTTAGATGAATTACTAAAACCCAAATAAGTATTTACTGCACTCTCATCATTGTAATACTTTGGATTTCTTTTTGAGTAGTCATCATTGATTGATAAATGAAAGTCTGGGTTTAATCCCTTTGCTCTCAACTCATCACGATAATATGCTCTTGCAAAGTTTCTGCCCATATCAAATCTAACGTGGACTTCATCATTTGCTTCATACTCTCTGCCCTCATCATCAACTTTTGTAATCGGCATTTGAACATAAAAACAATTATCCTCATACAATTCGCCACCTGCACGATTGTATTTTTTAATCATTGATCTGATTGTATCAACATCTTCCTGTGGTTGATGAAACCTTACAACTCTATCCATAGCAACTTTTGCTTTTTCTCGCATAGCATTGTAAGTTTCTTTTGCTTGTATCAATTTATCTTTTACCTTATCTTCGTAAAAAGATTGAAATTGATCTGCAATAACTTTTCTCTTTTCAGAGTTAAGTGTTATCTTCTTTGTAGTCATATTTCCTCTTTCTGTTAATAATTTATTTTTAACACTTGACAATAGGATAGTCAAGTATTATATTGGATTTAAGATTTAATCAAAAATCTTACCTACGCCCTTTTGCTAGTTTACGGCGTTATAAACTCAAACTAGCGGGACAACCTCGGGTTGCATCACACCGCCACTAGTTGGCCGTCTTTGTAATCCAGAGGACTGATCCCTGGTCCATTGATACCCGTGATTATTCCGTGGCTACGTTGATGGACCTGGGATCAGAGGCAGGGCCGAGGTAACTCGGAATTGACTGCCTACTGGTCCAGCTGGGATGGGCCGCGCATTGTGCGTGGACCCTGAAGCTGCAAGCCGCAAGCAACAAGCTTGACAGCTGGTCCAGGATATGATAGGATGGATTTAGAAAGGATAAATTATGACACAACAAGACACAGATACAAATCGATTTCAACTGGAGAGAATAGCAAACGCTCTAGAAGAGATCCTGAGGCTGGTAAAACAGGACATGGAACGAATGAAAAAATTAAATGACTAGAAGGATTGAGAGCCCAGTGATTTTAATTAATCACTGGCGCTGGCTCGAGGCCAATGGATATAAGAAAGAAGCGGCAAGCTGCAAGCTCCAAGCAGCAAGCTTGACAAGAAGGGATTATAGGATTATAAAGGATGTATGCAAACAAAGGAAGCACTTAAAATAATAGGCGGAAGCCTGAGCAAGCCTTCAAAGATGCCTGGCTGGTCGATAGGTTTACCTGCCAAAGAGTGTAAGACAGGCGGCAAGCTCCAGAAGGTCCCGGGCAGCGTATGCTTCGACTGTTACGCGCTCAAAGGTTGTTATGTTTTTAAGGTTGTTCAGGATGCACAGTATCGGAGATTAGCAGCCATCAAGAGCCCGGACTGGGTCCAGGCAATGGCTCACCTGATCAACAGCAAAAAGCCGGACGTGTTCCGCTGGCATGACAGCGGCGATGTCCAGGACCTGGAACACTTACAAAAAATTTATGAAGTCTGTAGACTGACGCCAGCAAAGCGTCATTGGTTACCGACTCGAGAAGCTTGGATAAAACCTCACCTGAAAGACAAGCCAGACAATTTAGTCATACGATTTAGCGCCCCAATGGTTAACCAGCGGGCGCCTGAGTCGTGGCCTAACAGCTCAGAGGTTGTTGACGCTGGCGCCACATGTCCAGCTGCAAAGCAAGACAACGAGTGTCGAGACTGCCGGGCATGCTGGGACAGCAACATTAAAACAATTAAATATGGTAAACATTGATATGTTTAGACATCCAAAGTATTATAAAGAATTACGCAAGCTACGTAATAATCTGGATCAGGCCATTAGCACAGATAGGTCCCGGGACAAAAGTTCAGTAACGCCTATCGAGCGTGCGCCTGATCCGGGCCACAAGCAACAAGCTTCAAGCAGCAAGCCTCAAGCCTCAAGCTCCAAGCTGGTCAAGCCACAAGCTACAAGCCTCAAGCCCCGTGGCTAAAGCTTCAAGCTTCAAGCCGCAAGCTTCAAGCGCTAAGATTCCTGAACCAGGAAACAAATAATACTCAACATGTTTCGAAGACCTTGGATCAAGGGTCTCAACCAAGATAAAACTATTCTTAGGATGCTTAACATGAAAGCTAATTTGATGTGGAGAAAGACGTACCTTGTTACTCTTCGTAACTTTTAACTCTAATGTAAAAAAGTGGCCGTTAGCAGTACAACCCAATAGATCGGGAGTGCCAAGTAAGCTATTGTTTTCAAGCCTAATCCAGGAAATTTGAGGTATAGATTTTTTAATTTTTGCATATAATTTTCGCTCAGGTTTCAAGGTAACTAGTGCTTTCTATTCCGGGTTATTTGGAGCGATAATTACTTTGTTGTCCGCAGGTTTTAATACTACACGAACAGACTGTTGTCCAATTATATTTGACTCTTGTACTTCAATTCTTCTAATCTCTTCAAGGTGTCCACCAACTTGCATGTAGATAGTAGCGTTAGAAACTGCATTACCTTTTTTGCCATTAGTAAATTGGTCTAAGTATTCCTGTAGATGTTTGACAAACATTATTGACTTTATAGGATAGTTACCTTAAATTGTCAATCATGGGATTACCAAAAAGACTTACAGAAATGCAACAAAGATTCGCCGAGTTTTTAGTATTCGGTGGACCTGACGGACCTATGACTCAAACAGAGGCAGCACTCGCTGCAGGGTATTCACCCAAACGTGCAAGACAGGAAGGATCAGAACTATGTAACCCAAGACTATCACCACTTGTTGTTAAGTATATAGGTGAACTGAAAGAAGAGAGATTAAGAAAACACGAAGTTACTTACGAGGGACATGTAGCAGAACTTGCAAGACTTAGAGAAGCTGCTTTGAAAAAAGGATCATTCTCTTCTGCAGTGAATGCGGAAGCAAACAGAGGAAAAGCAGCAGGATTGTACATAGATAGAAAAATAATAAAAACAGGAAAACTAGAGGACATGTCAGAACAAGAATTAGAAGCAAAAATGAAACAGCTTTTAACCGACTACGGACAGATAATTGATGTAACTCCATCTAAAGTTTCTGAATCTTCTTTACCCAAGCCCGAGGAATCATCGTCCGATCCCCAAAAGTAATTCCATCATCATCTTTATCATAACTTGCAAAAAGTTTTACAGACTTGTTATCTTTAGAATATAACCAACCCTCGTTAACAGGTCTTGCTAATTTCATCTTATCAAATTCTTTATCAGTAGCCCAGCCAGAGTCACTGACACAGTCAATCCACTCCACTCTGACTCTCGGATAAGGTATCTCGGGAGCACTATCAGTTGCGATTCGTTTTCGTCTTTT